CAGAAGTCGGATCACATTCAATGTAACCAACTTTGGTTTCTTCCATACGTGTTGCGCCTTTGTGTTGACGTGCCCAAACTTGCATTGAGTAGTTTTTGTCTGAGCGCTCTGTCATTTTGGCTTCCATATTAGCGCCGATACCAAGCTTGATGCCTGATTTGCAATAATACAAAACCTTGTGATCTGAGTTAGCGTCAACGCCAATGCGCTGAGTTGGAACAAGAGTAAACCCGCCGTAATAGCCAAGCTTGCCTTCTTGTAGTGGCTTGATTGTGTTGTAATCACTTGAGGCCACCCGCTCATCCTGCAGCAATGATTTGCATTGTGCAGCGTTTAGCACAGCAAACATTTGCTCATCAGGATCAACATTGTTGGAAAGTAGTTTTTCCTTGGCCGCCAGCAATTTGGCAACATTCAAACCAGAATCAGCCGCGCTTACACCCGGCCATACTTCTTGCACATCGACAACCATATTGGTGTCAAACGCTGTGCTTGTTGAACCGTCCTTGCCAGTGTATGCAACACCGTCAGCAGCCGCTATAATAATATCGTCTGTTTTCCGGCCAAGCGCCCACATAGCCGCTTGTGCATATTTTGACTTAGGATCAATCAACATGCGTACCTCATCTTCTTTATCAATGAGATCCGCCCAAACGCTGCCAACCATTGTAACCCGGCGGCGTTCGTGTGGTGTGTCAACTCGCGGCGTATCCATATGCCGTGAGGTGATGTCTACTGCTTCTGTAGAACCGATTTGCTCAAAATACGCGCTTTCGCCCGTAACTTGCTCATGTTCAACAGTGCTTTCTAAACGAGATCCGCGCTGTTGAACCAGATGAGCAACATTTGCTTTAAACTGGTTCACAAAAGCCGTTGTGATGTTTACTGACATAGTAAACTCCTTTAGCTAATGTTTAAATTTTCGGGATTGCTCGCTTTGATTATCCGGTGGTGAAGCCGGGTCGTAGCTGGACATTGTTTTGTGCCTTGTCCTAAAGGCAGGTCTTGCGGGTCCGTTTAAAGATTATCCGCTTTCAGCACCTAAATTTCACCGTGAAGGCGCTGGAATAGTTTTTTCATCTTGTTAACTGCAGCATCATGATTGATATGGTCTGCATCAGAATAAGCAGGATCAATCATGAGAGTGTTAATCTCTTCCTGGATTGTCTCAGATGTTTCGGATGGGCTTTGCTTGCCCCGCTCATCACCAACGCCAAGCTTTTCCTTACCCAGCTTGGCGAAAAAATCAATGACATCTGGATGATCACCAAGCTTTAAACCTTCAAATTCCGCATTTTCTAATATGTTCAGAAATTCAGGAGAATCATAGTCTGTAATAACAGCCTTGGCCCTGTTTTGAATTACTGATAAATCATTGCCGTGTTTGGCGTGATTGGCCTCAGTTCGTTTTTCAAGGTACTGCTCTCTTAAAGCCTTTTCATCCTCAATCGCCTTCAGACGCGCATCAATAACTTTGTCATATTTTTCCTTCGCAACTGATAAAGGCACTTTGGATTCATGAGCTAACTGCAAAAGAAATTGCTCTTCATGCGTGTCATATTCAATACCTTCCGGCATCTCAGCCCGCTCGATACCCTTTGAATATTTCTCAAAATCCGGTTCCCACCCAAGTTTTGTATAAAACTCTTTTTGCTCTTCCGGGGTTTCTGGCATTTTGTTTCTATCGCCAAGCATACCTTCCAGATTAAGATGAGACCTTAAAAGACCTTCCGGCACCTCAACAAAGCTTTCCTCACCTTCAAACTTGCCCCAGGTCGGCTTATCTCTGATATCCTCTGGTAATGCGGCCCGCCAATCTTCTAAGCTCTGGCCTTGCTCTTGATCAGATCCAGCCACCGCCTCCGGTGCGTCCTGTTCCGTAATCGTCTCCATATTCTCGTCTGTCATTTTCTTCACCTTTTCTGAGAGTGTTGATGTAAACATCCAGCCCCACACCATGCAGGGTCATAATTTCCTTAATCAGATTTTGACGCCCTACTATCTTTGCCAGTTCAATAGGATCACTAACTTCAACCGCATCAAACAGGCCGGCCAGCCGCATGATGTCAGCCAATACCCTTTGCCCCGCCGAAGTTGAAAAAACCTCACGGTAATCCGCCATTAATTGGCGCGTTGGATCATTTGTCACTGTGGTAGTGCGCCCTCTGTATTAAGACTTTGCATAATGCCGTTTATGGCCTCTGGATCAATCCCAGCCAGAGCATCAGCACCAGCACCAGCGCCCTCAAGGGTTGCCGGTAAATTTGCGCCAGCTTGTGTTAGCTGGTTAAGAGCCGTTGCGCCCTGCTGTGCTGGTTGCGCCATCTGTTGCATTTGCATCATTTGCTCTTGTGCTTGCGCTTGCTGGTTTTGCTCCTCACTAGCGGATAAGTCAGGATCAAGGTTAAGCAGCTTGGCAAAATGAGCCGCGACATTCTCAACCGGGTATTGCTTAAAGAAACCAGCCGCCGTTTCGGGCGCTTGCAGGTAAACCTCAAGGCCGGCAACAAACTGCCGGAATGTGTCAATTTCAACAGCTTTTTGAGCCTGAGCAATTGGTGAGACATACTGAACCGTGAAATCCTGATCAATCAGCTCTTCAGGCGGTTGCGGTAATTCGCCGACCCTATGCAATAGCCCATATACACGAGCCACAAGCGGGCCTAGCAGCTCGCTTTCCAAACGCCCTAACATTGGGCCCAATAGCCTCATACGCTCTTGTGTGCGCTGCATAACCTCTGTGGCAGTCATCTTGGCGTCATTAACAAACTGCAATTGATCCACATGGAATGTGTTCATTATGCGAGTTTCAAGCATTTTCAGGTCTTCAACCGCGTAAGGGAGATTGCCCGCAAATGGCATAGGCATGATGAAATCTTTAGGATTGCCCCGGACATGGTTCACACCGCCAGGCAGTAATCTCAATGGATTAATAAAGCCGTCATTTCTGATAAAGTTGGGTGGATCAACAGCCTTCTGGCCAGCCTTGATGATTGTCCGTTCTTTAGCTTGCAGCATTTGCAGGTCAGGCAAGGCAGTCATGCCAGGCCCGCGCCCATAAACCTCACCTGAAACTCTGGACCATCTGGCTATAGCATAGGGGTTTTCAGGATAACCGCCCTCTTCAAGTTTATGCTGCGTGTCATATTCAAAATAACAGCTTGCCACCGGCATATTTTGCGGCGTGTCGCTGCCATATTTGTTGTTATACGTATCTCTTGGATAACCCGCATGAATAACTTTGACCGGCTCATCAAACTTTTCAGTAGCAATTTTTTCTTTCAGCTTGTCAGATAGGTTCTCAGCGCCCCATTCTTGCGCCAATTGTCTCACTGTCCAGGTGAAGCAACGAAACACCGTGTCAATGATACCTCTGTTGCTTTCAGCCACAACAAGGTTAGACATAGGCCGGCTTTCAAAGACCAGGTTTTGGCCCTTCTCGTAATAATCAACATATAGGCTGGCTGTGCCAAAAGCGCCAAGATCAAGGTAGACCTCATGTAATGCTGTGATTATGTTAGTGTCAGGCGCGTACATTTTCGCCCGCATAATCTCTTCAACATCATGCAGATATGTCTTAACCGCCGGGATGTCATTCATTTCCGGCGTGACCATTGAAAGTGAAAACCACTTAGCCGCCGGATTAGTCGCAAAGCCGTGAAGGCCAGCCGCCAACATCTCATTAGACCAGACACCAGTTGAGTTTAAAAGCTGGTCCATTTTCTTACGGCCGGGTGTTTCCTCACCAATAAAGCCCTGCTTTTTAGGGATAATAACCCGTGACAGTTCCTCGCAATGGCTTTCCCAGTTTACCCGCTCAGTGCCAGCCTTTAAATTGTCATAGCGTTTTTTAAGACGGACAATTTCACGGTTAGGTGCATTATCCATCTATTGGCCTAGCTTTGTTCTGGATACTGTGGGATTGCCGGCACCGTATAGACCTGTCAGAAACGTACTGCCACGGCCTGATAATGCGCGGCGTCCTGCATCTCTCTGGCTGTCCTGAATAGCAGCGCCTTTAGCCTCACGCTCGCTTTGTGGCTCCGGTGGTCTTTCTGGTGCTGGTTGTGGCGCTGATTTTGATCCGCACATATCACATATCTCCTGTTAGCATCGTGGCACCGTTCTTTTGCGCCTTTGCTCTGTGGTAATTTTTCATTCGCCCCATGCGTGTGCCTTCTGTCGGTTCAACAGGTTCAAGGTTGGTTGTTGGTGGGGGCGTTGGTTTTTCAGCTGGGCTGGAACTTGATCCACACATTAAGCCATCCCCCCTGTCAGCATCGTTGCGCCTTTAGGCTCAGGCGTATACCTGGCAGCCGTTTGCCGTCTATTATTCTGTTTGCCAGCCGGTTGTTGTTTAACCGGCGCTTCTGTTTTTTGTTCTGGGGGTGCTGAAGAGCCACCGCCGCCGCCAAAGCACATTATCCTAAATCTCCTGTTAACATGGTTGCCGATTGTCTCTTGACACCCTTGCGCATAGCCTTGCGCCGTGTCTTATGGTCAGGTTTTGCCGGAACATCATTGAACGTTACAGATCCACTGTGTGGTTCCAAGGGTTCCACGCTTGAGCCGCCGCCTCCGCACATATGTCTATATCCTCTATAAAAGGTTGCCAGCCTGGCTGATTTTTCCAACTTGGGTCATCTCTAAACCAGACGTATCTATGATAAGTTTCACCGTTTTTGCCGTAGTAAGGCATGACGCTTTCAAGCTTGCCGTTCATCCGTTTCATCCACTCATGAGCTTCCTTGTGATCCTCATGGCTATCGGCGTGCATTCTCATCGTGCCGTGTTCCTGGATGACCTCGCGGGTCATTTTCCGCAGCTCGCGCATGCAGACAAACACCGCTTTTTTCCAATCATCAGTCCCAAAAGCAAAAACCCGGTAACACGACTTGCCGCCATGTTCCGGGTGAACGCCTATTAGTGCTGCAGGTAATCCATCAACCCATATCACCAATCCCTTACCCAGGGTCATTGCGTGGTATGTTTCTTCTGTAAGAATTAGCGGGTTGTTGTGATAGTGGAGCGGGTATATCTCTTTAGCGTCAATCTCTCTCATATTGCGGCAAATGTAGTATATTGCCACTTTGTTGGGAGGCTTTAGTGTGACCATGGGTTATAATCATCAATCCCTGCTGTAAATCCCTCATATGCACTCAATACATCATATTCAATCACCGCTTGTTGCGGTATTTTTCTCGATTGCCTTACATCAAACAGATTAACCGCTAATTCCCTGAATGCATCAGCCGCATGACTTGACCAGTCATGTAATGGCTTAGCGCCAAACACGTCTTTTTCTTCATTGCGCTCTGTTCTATAAGCTTGCAGGGCTTCAAGGCCCTTTTCGCATTTCTTAGCGTCAAACACACATTTAGGGATCATTGTCCTAACAGCGTTAATACCATCAGCAACAGGCAGCTTAGATCCAGCCTGGATAGGCCTTAATCCAATAGCCTCACATTGTTCCTTACGGGTTTTCGCCGTTGTGATCTCTCTTGTCTCAACATCATGCGGCATATAATGCTCTGCATAGACATAAGGCATTTCACGGACTTTTTTCGCAATCTCAACAAGCGCAATATTGCGCACCTCATAAAAGTCAATGATACGAATCTCAGCACCGAATATCTGGGCAAACCAAACCGCCGTACTGTCATCAAGGCCGAGATCCCACGCAGTATAAACCGGCTCGCTTGCGTCATATGGAACCGCTGCAATCCGGCCCGCTTTCTCTGCCTCAAATATGAGTTTAGAATAATATGCGCCCTCTGTGACTATCTCATAATTACCGCCCCAGACATGATCAGACATTTCAGGATCAACAGCATAATCACGGGTCATCTCATCCCTGAGAACCTTTGGAAACCACGGGTTATCCTGCCAGCCTACTGAGACAACAGCGGAACCAGTTGGCGGATGCGGACCACGCAACAGCTCATCAACTGCATCCCTCTTGTGCCGAGGGTTCCAGCTGAACCATAGCTCAGACTTTTCCTTACGAATTGTAGGTCTTAATAGACGCAATGAGACGTGAGATAAGCTCTGCGCTTCCTCAACCCATGCAATGTCATAGCCTTCAAGTGACTTGATGCTATCAGCCGAATACGCTTGCATTCCCTTGAATATGATCAATGAGCCGTTTTTGCCTCTGATCTCCGCATCTAGAACCTGGAAAAAATCATTCAGGCCAAATTTATTTATCTTATCTACTATCAGCTGCCGGACAGATTCCTTGAGTGAGTTTTGAACCTCACGAATACAAACAGCCCTTGTCTGCTGGCTAAAGCATCTCAGCACCATTTGCTCAGCAAAAAAATGAGATTTTGCGCCGCCCCTGCCACCAAATGCGCCTTTGTATCTTGCCGGACCAAGCAAAGGTTTTAATGCCTCTGGCACCTCAACTCTTAGCTTTGACAAGTATTACCTCAATTTTCTTGGGGAACAAAGCTTGGCCATCGCCATCTGTTATAGCTTGCGGCGCTTTACCATAGCCACGGTCTAGCAGCTCTTTTGATGCGGCAATTTGAGCGCGAACGTCCGCATTGTCATCCTCAACAATCCTGGCGAGGCGCTTAACAGCCTTCAAGCCGTATTGTTGAGCAATTTTTTTAATTTCTCCTGTCGCTTTATTAGGAACGCCTTTTGGACGTCCTGCGCCGGGTTGTTTACCGCCTCTTACAGC